GCCAGCTCGCTGAAACTGGCCGAGGCATACGGCAGTCTGGAGAAGCGCCTCGGCACTGGCGACCTGCCGCCTAAGACCGCCGAAGAGTACGAGATCACCGTGCCGGAAGCGCTGAAAGACACATGGAAGCCGAAGGAAGACCCGCTGCTGAAAGACTTCCTCGGCAAGGCGCACGCTGCCGGGATGACGCAAAAGCAGGTTGATCTGGTCATGGGTCAATACATGGAGCTGGCGCCCGAACTGGTCAGCGCAGGCCGCAAGCTGGATGCCGAGGCGTGTACCGCCGAATTGCGCACGCAATGGAAGACCGACGAGCAATACAAGGCTGAAGTCGGCAAGGCGTACAAGGCGGCGGTTGGATATTTCGGTGCGGATGCCGAGGCGATCATCAAGGAGTACGGCAACGATCCGCGCATCATTCGCGGACTGGCCAAGCTCGGCGGAGAAATGGGCGAGGACAGATCGTCCAGCTTCGACAGTGGCGCGGGCGGTCAGTCCGGAATTGATGCGCTGATGACATCCGATGCGTACAACAATCCGAAGCACGCCGACCATGCAAGGGTAAGCGAGCAGGTGCGCGTTCACTTTGAGAAGCTTGCCGCAGCAGCGGAGAAAGCCGGGAATGTGCCGGTGATGTAAGTCAGCAGACGCAGGTTAGCTTAATTAGAAAAGCGCGTGATCCATAATCACGAAGATGTCAGTGCGAGTCTGGCACCTGCAACCATTAAAGTCTTTCTCCTCCTTCTTGGACAGAAAGATACCGCAGCAGCGAGTGCGCAAGCATAGCCGGATCGCTGATAGTAGAAAAGCCGCCCTCGGGCGGCTTTTTTCATAATGTCAGGAAACTGTTCCCCACTCCGTCCCACAATCCCGTCCATCAACAGGCCCGCAGTAGCGCACGGATACCCTGAAAGCTCGCAGCTCGATGCACGGAAGCCAGCACCGAGAACGTAGCAGGCCCGGATTACCGGACACCCTGGAAGGCTGAAACCGAATATCAACCTTTTAAGGAAGTTCAACCATGAAAAACTACATTCTCGATAACAAGTGGCTATTCTTAGCCATGATCGCACTGGCGATTGCCATTCAGTTCGGCATCGTCCCCCACGCAGCGGCAACCGACATCGCATTCGTCGGCGCAGGCTCTACCATCACAAACGCATTTGTGCAGCAATGGGATACCAGTGTCCGCACTGCCGCGCAGCAATCCGAATCTCGGCTGATGAAGGCGGTCACTGATCGCGGCATCATCACCGGCGACGGCTACACCATCAACAACCTGGGCAGCATCGAGCTGGAAGATAACGTCGTCCGGCACGGCGATACCGAGTGGGCAGATATTGACCACTCCAATCGCCTTGCCGTGATGCAGGACTTCTATCGAGCGCTGCCGCTTGACCGCAACGACATCCCNAAGATGATCNTCAACCCTGTCACCGGCGGCGACTACATGCGCCAGTTGATGAACGCCAAGAATCGCAAGATCGACAAGGTGATCTACAACGCGNTGGGCGGCACGATCAACAGCAAGGACGGCGTGACAGCGAACGTGCTGCCGGCCGGTCAGAAGATCGCGCACGGTTCAGCCGGGTTCACCAAGGCCAAGATCATCCAGGCGCGCGGCATCTTCCGTGCGAACGAGGCGGACGAGGAGGCCGGGGAAGAGTTGTTCATGATGTACAACAACGAGGCAATGATTGACATCCTGTCCGATACCACGCTGACTACCGTTGACCAGTTGGCCGTCAAGATGCTGCAAGAGGGCAAGGTCGCGCAATCATGGATGGGCTTCACGTGGATTCCGTACCAAGGGCTGACCTTCACCGCTTCGACGTACTACTCCTATGCGTGGGCTAAGTCCGGTGTGCATCTGGGCAAAGGCTACGAAGAGGGCAACGTCACGCGGCGCGGCGACAAGAAGGATTTGTGGCAGGTGTCGATGGGTGCCAGCTACGGAGCCGGTCGTCAGGACGAGTACAAGGTGGTCGAGATCGCATTCCAGTAACAGAGCAGTGAGGAGCTTCGGCCCCTTGCTTCGGCCCCTTGCTTCACGTGGAACAATTTTTTAAGGAGCAATCATCATGGCAGAAGTAAATTCAAAAGAGGCCGCGCTTATCGCGGCTGGTAGCAAAATCAAGCACAGCTCGCACGGCAAGGTCGAGACGATCATCATCACCACGCCGCTGGTATTCGCCGAACTCGCAATCGCTGACACGCTGGCAACCGGGCAGATCATCCCGAAAGGGAGCCGCATCCTCGGTGTGCGCAAGAGCCATGGCACCGGCACAGCGGCCTCGACATTCGATCTCGGTCTGCGTCAGACGAATGCAGCCAAGACGGTGATCGACATGGACGGACTGGTGAAGGTTTCAGCGCTGACAACTGCGACCACAGTCCCGCTCGATTGCGGCAATGGCGATCTGATTCTCGGGGGTATCGACTCCGTGACCGCCTACGATGCCGAAGTGTATCTGACAGCGCGCGGTGCGGTGTTGGCAGCGAATCAGGCGGTGCGTATCGAAGTCGATTACATCGGGCCGTAAAAGTTTCTCCCCTCCGTGATGCGGAGTTTCGCCCGGCTCCGAAATGGGCCGGGCTTTTTATTTTAGGATGATATGAGCACTTCGGCGGTAAGCATATGCAGCAACGCACTCCTTCTGCTCGGCGATGCGCCGATCTCTGATTTCAGCGAGGAAAATGACCGCACTCGCCTGGTCGCCAATCTCTATCAAGCCAAGCGCGAAAAGGTGCTGCGTCTGCATCCGTGGAATTGTGCAGTCAAGCGCGTGGTGTTGTCGCCGGACGTGGATGTGCCGGCATTCGATTGGGCGTATCAATTCCAGTTGCCGGACGATTGGCTGCGTACATTGAGCGTCGGCCTGGATGGCGATTTGGACGATTACCAGATCGAAGGCCGCAAGATTCTGATGGACACCAATATCTGTTACTTGCGCTACATCTTCAACAACGATGTCGAGGCAACATGGGACTCGTTGCTGGTCGAAGCGATGCAGCAAGTCATGGTTGCCGCGCTGACCTACCCGATCACCAAGTCAACGACCAAGCAGGCGACCGAGGAAGAGATCGTCAAGATGGTGCTCAAGTCTGCGCGCACTGTGGACGGACAGGAGCAGCCCGCCGAGCAACTTGGTGACTCTCCCTTGTTGTCACATCGGATGATGTGATATGGCAAAAACAAAGCAGCTCCAGGGTAACTTTTCAGCCGGCGTGCTTTCACCGGAAGCCATGGGGCGTGTGGACATTGCGCGCTACCCGAATGCCGCACGGCGTTTGCGCAACGTCATATCTCGCACCTTGGGCGGGGCCAAGAAGCGCGCCGGGATGCAATATATTGCTGCAACCAAGAATTCGTCCAACCGGTCGCGCATTATCGCCTACACCATCAGCAAAGACCTGTCCTATATGCTGGAGTTCGGCAATCTCTACATGCGCGTGTTCAAGCCGGATGGGACGCAGGTCGCCGGGCCTTACGAGATCGTCACGCCGTACACCATCGCGCAGGTTCTGACGATGGACTTCTCGCAGGGCGAGGACGCCATGTGGATATTCCACCAGGGCGTATATCCGCAACGACTGCGCTATTTTGCCGAGAACAAGTGGGACCTTTCGCCGGCGCCATTCACTACCCTGCCGTTTGCCGAGATCGGGGATTATTACGCCGTGGCGCTGACACTATCGCTGGCCACGGTAGGCACCGGACGCACCGCGACTGCTGGATCAGCGGTGTTCCTCGTGTCCGATGTCGGACGGGCAATCATCTGGAACGCAGGGCTTGCCGTCATCACCGGATGGACTTCGACGACCGTTGTCACGGTCGAGATCAAGATCGCGTTCGAGTCCGTGAATGTTCCGTCCGGTTCGTGGAATCTCGACTCTACGCCGCAGACCACTAATACACCGAATGCCGCAACACCTGTTGGCGGTGCTGTCACGCTCACGCTGACCGCAAACGGCTGGCGCGCAACCGATGTCGGCAAGTATGTGCGCATCAACAGCGGACTGGTCAAGATCACCGGCTACACTTCGGCACTGATCGTGACCGGGATCATCGTCCGCGTTCTGTCCTCGGCAGCGGCAGCCCCGGCGCTGTCATGGACGCTGGAGTCTGCGGTATGGAACGCGACTTATGGCTACCCTGCTACCGGCACATTCTACGAGCAGCGCCTGATCGCCGCGGGTACGATCAAGTATCCGGCGACGCTATGGGGCAGCAAGACCGGCGAGCCGCTGGAATTCCTGATCGGCACGCTGGATGATGACGCATTTGCCTACACATTGGCCGGGGAAGACAGCCAGGTCAACCAGATCCATTTCGTTGTGGCCAGCAACCGGCTGCTTGCGCTGACCTACGGCGGCGAATTCTCGGTCTATGGCGGGGTGGAGAAGCCGATCACGCCGACGAATGTGCAGATCGGTACGGAAACGCCGCACGGAACGAGCACGGTTCGCCCGGTGCAGGTCAGGAAAGAGACATTGTTCGCGCAGCGCGCCGGACGCAAGCTGCGCGCGATGGGGTTTTCGGCGTCGGAGGATGGATACAAGTCGCCCGACCTGACCACGCTGGCCGAGCATATCACCGAGTCCGGCATCGCGTGCATGGCCTTTCAGCAAGAGCCGGAGCCGCTGGTCTGGATCGGGCTGAACAGCGGGCGGCTAATCTCCGTCACGCTCGACCGTGATCTCGAAGTCATCGCATGGAACGATCACGAAACGGACGGCGCGGCTGAGTCCCTCGCAGTATTGCCGTCGGGTGCCGAGGAACAGGTCTGGCTGATCGCGCGCCGCAACGTGAATTTGCGCAGCGTGACGTTCGATGCCGCGACCGACCTGTTCGCGGCTACCGCGCATGGTTATACGACCGGCGATGCGATAGTGCTGACCGCCACAACGATTCCCGCTGGCTTCACTGTTGGCACGACGTACTACGTGATCGCTGCCGGACTGACGGCTGATGTATTCGCGCTATCCGCGACATCGGGCGGGGCTGCTGTCAATGGAACCACAAATGGTGCCGGGATCGTGGCCTCGAAGATCGTGCGCTATGTCGAGCGCATGAAGTCGAGCTGGTATCCGGTGTATGGCACAACCACGCCAGCCGCAGACGTATTCCCGCCCGGCGATTACCCGGTTGACTGGGGCTTTACGCTGGATTGCGCGATCACTGCCGATGATGCGGCGGGCAAGGCGACATGGGATGTGGCGCACCTGAAAGGCAAGACTGTGCGCTGCCTGGCTGACGGCGTGGACATGCCGCCGATGGTGGTTGATTCCACTACTGGCCAGGTCACTTTGCCGCGCACGGCCAAGCGCACGCTGATCGGGCTGATGTACAAGCCGAGCATTATTTGCCTGACACCGGAAATGCAGATTGGCGCAGGCTCGATACAGGCCGACGCGCTGAGCACGAACGAGGTCGTTCTGCGCGTGGTGAACACCATCGGCGCGACGGTGAACGGAGATCAGGTATTGCCGGGGCGCATCATTGGCCCGGCGCAACTGGATTTGGCTCCACAATTGTTCACTGGTGACAAGCCGATTTCTGTGCTCGGATGGGCAAAGGGCAAGGCCGAGGTCACGATTGAGCAGGACGATCCATTCCCGTTCCATCTGCTCGCGGTCATCCGCGCGATCACGGCGAATGCGGGGTAACCGATGAAAACGACCATCCGCCCGGCCACGCATGACGACCTCGACCTGCTGCTCGATATTGCGGAAGCGATGCACGCGGAATCGCCGCGTTTTTCAAGGATCGCATTCTCCGAGGACAAGGTTCTGCAATTGTGGATTACGCTGGTGGACTCCCCGAATGGGTTGCTGCTGGTTGCTGAACGCGATAGCACTATCATCGGCGGGATTGCTGCATTCGCTTGTCCGCACTGGATGTCGGACGAACTGGTGGCGAGTGATTATGGCGTGTTCGTGCTGCCAGAACATCGCGGCGGCATGACCGCGTTCCGGCTGGTGAATAAGTATGTCGAATGGGCACACTCAAAAGGCGTCAAACCTGGGTGGATACAGCTCGGTATTTCGACCGGCATTCTTCAGGATGAAACGGCTGCGCTTTATCGCGCCATAGGGTTCAAACAATTTTCCATTGGATTGGAGGTCTAATTTTGTGCACTGGAATAGAACTTATACTGCTGGCCGGTACTGCGGCGTCCGTCGTTGGCCAGGTGCAGCAAGGCCGGCAGCAGAAGGAAATGGCCGACGCGCAGGCAGTGCAGGCCATTCAGGAAGGTGCCTACCGTGCCGATGCAGCCAAGTCGCAGGCCGAGAAAATCCGCAGGGCCGGACAGGCGCAGGTGGGTGCGGCGAACGCGGCTCTCGCCAAATCCGGCGTCAAGCTAGGAGAGGGCACCCCGCTGGAAATCCAGAAGGCCATCACGCAGAACAGCGAGCAGGATGCGCTGACCGCGATCCTGAGCGGCAAGCGCATGTTGTCCTCGGCAGAAATGGAGGCGCGGCTGCTGCGCAAGTCGGGCGACAACGCCGTCGAGAATTCATACTACGGCGCAGGCTCTACTATCCTTGCAGCAGGCGGGCAGTACGCGCGCGGCGGATGGAAAGACATGGCGAAGGGTGAGTGATGAGAATCCCCGTCGGCGATTTCGGTAACGCCACCCCTGACGCGGCTCCGCGCGTCAATATCCCGCGCGGCGCATTCAGCAAAGGGCAGGGGCTGGAGCAACTCGGCAATACCGGGATGAATGTTGCTGCGCAGATGATGGAAGATCAGCGCGCGCTCAATCGTGCCAGGTCAGCAAACGATTTTCAGGACTACCGGATCGCGGAGCAGGGACTCAGGACAAACATCGACACGGCGCTGGCCGATGGATCGCTTAGTTCGGCTGATGCACCTGATGCCTACAAGTCAGGGCTGGCTGATATTCCGAAGCCGAACGCTTCTTTCGCCGATCCTGTCACTGCCGAGAATGTTTCGCGCGGCATCGGTCAGGTGCAAGCAGAGGGCGCTCAAAAACTTCAGCATTCAATCATTGGCGCCGTAGCTATTGAGCAAAAAGCTGAACTCAAGCGCGGCATGTGGCAGATAAACCAGTTGGCCGGTGCGGTGGGTGCCGATCCCGCGAAAGAAATCGCACAGATCAACGCCTTTGATGCCGAAGGGATGCAGATATATGGCGCTGAATGGCCGACGATCAAGCAGGAATGGACGGCGCAGACCTGGTTCGACGTTGCCGCATCGAACATCGAGCGCAGCAGCGGCAGCATCACCGCCTTGCAAGCCATCCAGGCCGACCTGAAAGACCCAAAGGGAAGCTATGCCGACAAGCTGGACACCAAAGCGAACACGGCGCTGCGGATAAAAGTCGAGCAGCAGATTCAGGGCGCGATCATCGACGCGAACAATGCGCGGGTGATTGCGGAGCGCGAGAAGGCGCAGCAACAAGATCAGATCATGCAAGGCTATCTGGCAAGAACGGTAGCGGGCAAGCTGACTGTCGGCGAGGTGCTGAAAAATAAAGACCTGACTTTCCAGCAGCAGTTGCACATGAAAAGCATCATCGAGGCGCAGGCCAATAAAGCCGATGTCACCGATAACCGTGTTTTCATCAACACGTTCAACCGTATCCATGCTGCGCCGGGTGCGAAGGATGCGATCACCAGTCCGGATCAACTTTACCCGCTCGTCGGACACGGCCTATCCATCACCGACATGGCACGGCTGCGCGCCGAAGTTGAGGGCAAGAATCAGCCCGAGGGCGAGATGCTCAAGAACTTCAAGAAAATGGCGCAGGATCAGATCGACGCATCGACGCTGTTCGGCAAGGATCAGGTGGGTGCGGAGAATTTCTACAAGTGGAACGTGTACTTTGACCAGCAATTTGCCGAGCAGCGCAAGGCCGGTAAATCGCCGCATGACCTGCTCGACCCGACCAGCAAGGACTATCTCGGCAAGACCATCAGCGGATTCACCCGCACACTGGCGCAGCAAACGGCGGACATGGCGGCAACGATGGGCGGCAAGCCAGCAGCATTGCTCACGCCACTTAAAAACAGCAAGGGATGGACGCTGCAAACTGACGCGAAAGGCAACAAAGCCTATGTCAGCCCGGACGGGAAGCAATTTGAGACGGTGAAATAACATGCCTTTCGACCTTGCATCAGCCAAGCCGGTAGAGGACGCGCCCGCAACAGGATTCGATCTGGCTTCGGCAAAGCCGGTTGAACCCCTTGCGGCCAACGATACCCACATAGCAAATGACCTGCTGTACGCGCTGCCGGACTACGCGCGCGGCATGAACTATGTGGCGACCACCGCATTGAAAGGCTTGAGCCTGGCAACTGCGACGCTCCCGATGGCGATTGACAAGGCTTTCGGCACTCAATTGGCCGACAAATGGTTTTC